TCCCCAATTACATCCAGTTTTGGTTATAGGAGTATGTAACCACTTACCAATACCCTCAGACCAACTTTGAGATATTGGAAATATATCTAATGAGTACTCTGATTGAACTTCGTTTTCTTCGACAGATGTTAGATTTAGTTTGTATTTTATACTACCACTAATATCACCATCTACTATAGATTGTGATATTGATGTTAAATCAAATGTGGTTAATACCCTACTATTACCAACCCATATTGAATTTGTATCTTCATCATACAGTTTGGTAATTTCTAATATTTCATCTTTACCTGTGTTCTGATTCTTACGCAGGTTTGATTCGTATATCGTAGTATCTTTTTGTCCGTATATTCTATAAATCATATTATTCTCCTTAGAAAGATTGAGTTACAACCTTACCCCTTATATCTACATTAGGATACTTAACTTCAAATATAGCAGGGTCTTTAGGTGGATATATAATACCCAATCTAGTTGCCGGCTTTAAATCATATTTGTTTGGTGAATAGTTTCCATTAAATTTATTAAATATTTGTAAACCACCTTCTCCATCAGAATTAGGTCGTGGTACTGTTTGAACTCCATCTACTTTATCTAATAAAACATAAACCTGTGATATGTTTATTGGTTGATTTACTTTCCAATTATCAATATTAAAGAAATCTTTTAGTGCGGCTATACACCTTAAAAGAACTTCATTAGAGTTGTAATCTGGTAAAGTTATTATATCAAAATTCATTGCAATGTTAACAATGTATGCATCTTTAATATTAACAGCATCGGTTAGGATTCTATAATAAGATAGATAATTTTTTAAATTGTTTTTAGTAGCAGGGTTTAACTGAGTTACCTTTTTATCCTTATCGTAACCTAATGTGTATAGGTTAAGAGCCAATGGATTTGGAGATTCTGTTTCAACGATTGTTGGTATAGGGTCGTTTGGTAATATAGCATGAGGTGAAAAACTTCCGTTACCTTTTGTTTCTATTTGGTAATCTTGTACTAAATAAGCTTTAGCAACAGAACCAAACTGAGGTGGTAATGCATAACATCTCATAATATAATCTTCTCTACTTACCGTTCTGTTCTGAGCTGCAAAATAGGCCATTGCATTATTACGAATCTCATCTTCACTTTCTTTACTTCTACCACCAACAGCTGGTTCTGGATTTGTAACTGCCAATGAGTTTTGAATAAATCTTAAAGTATCTTGATTTAGATTTATAGTATTATCATTTTCAAATACCCTACTATTAATCGATGTTAAATCTTTAGCAGGTACGTTATCCTCAACACCGTTACCAACTAAATATTCTACTGTAAGAGTTGTGTTTGATGGAGCAACACCATATGTTTTTGTATATAAAAAATTAGACGGGTCTATACCCTGGTCTAAATCACCTGAATTTTCATATAAGGAAGAACCTACATTGTCAGGATTAGGAATTATCTCTTCATCTGCATTAGATGATATACCCGCTCCAAACTGTATAACCAATTCTGTTTCTGATTCGAATCGAGTTATAAATCTTTTAGGTACTCTTTTCAATTCCAATAAGAATGGAGTTTCTCCACTATATGGTTGTAAGTTAGTAGAGTTATCTTCATTATTTTCTATTTGTTCAAATACAGTATCCTGTGCTAAAAACGGAACTTCAGTCCAACTATCTCCATCATCATCCATTATGGATTTGATTTTAATTATTTTATCATCTGTTACTTTTATTTTATCATATATTCTAGGTGAATCAAATGTATATTGTTCTGATTTAACAGCACCACTTGATGCCTTAACAGATTTTTTTAATAAATAATAAATAGGTTCGTTAGTGTTTTCATCAATCTGATAAACGGAAACTTCTGTTGGACTAAATGATGATGATACAGAAAAATCTACACCAAATTGGGTTGTAAACTCTACACTTCCATTAGAATCAGAACCAACTTTCATTCCACTTGCAACTTTTAACGCATAATCAAAATCAGGTTTCACATTTACACCACTTCCTTTTGCTGGTACTAAATGAAATAAATCCAAATTAACAGATGCTGGACAAACGTTTTTTGGTTTATAACCATATGTTGTAGCTAGATTAAAAAGGTTTGCCTTTTCTTCTGCATTGGTTAGTAGAGATTCTCTCAACTGAGTATCTGTATAAAAGGATAATACATCACCTACATACGATGCCATTTCTATAAACATCATACCAGGTGAAGATTCATTAAAATCATTATAGGTGTTTGGGAAATAAGTTTTAGAAAAATCAACTAAGTTTTTTCTCAACTCCCCAAAGTCCTTACCTATAAGTTTTACATCCTTTTGGACTAAATCTGATTTGTTTGCCTTTGCCATTTAAGTTCCTATTCTATAGTTGCAGTTCCTGCGGAATCTACATATAATATTATTTGTTCGTTAGCACCTTGTTCTGTGACTCTAAAGTCTAATGTGATACCAACATAATTTCTATCCTCATCAGGTGTAACGTTTACCTTGTCAATAATTATGTAGGGAAGCCAGAAATTGATATCTTCTATAATACCAGATTCTAATCTTTGTTTTAAATCTAATGTTATTGGTTCAAATAACAATGCGTATATCTGAGAACCGAACTCAGGTTGAAATAATCTTTCACCTTTTCTCGTCAGTAACAAATTTTTTAAATTAGATATGGCTTGTTCTTCGGTTGAGTATGATAAATCAAATAACCCACCACGTAGTCCAGAGAATGGTAATTTTATACCAACGGCCACATCGGGCTCAAAATCTATTGGATTGTAAAAATATTCTTTTCTCGCCTTAGCCATTTTTATCTACCCTTTTTCTTTTCAATAGCTTTCATTAATTGAGAATAATCTTTTGTCATAGCTCCAACTGCGGCCGCTACTTGTTCGTTATTAGTATCAATCGGTTTACCATCTATATCAGTAGTTGGTGCTACTGAGGTAGAACCATTATCCACCCATCGTTGTGCTTGATTAGACCCAAATTGAGAATCCATAGTTCTCCATTCGCCATCATTCATTGTTTGATTTAACATTTCATTTAACATTGGATTCTTAACAAATGTTTTTGGTTTAGATGGAGTTGATACTTTTTCTTCTTTTAAAATTTCAGATAAATCAATATCCAACGGGTCTTTAACCGTTTTAGATTTAGATTTTGTTTCTTTTATAAGTGGTTTAGAAGCACGTTTAATCTCCGTAATGATAGGTTTTAGTTCTTCACGAACTACCTTTCTTACGATTACTTCTAATAATTCTGCTAATTGTTTTGCCTTCATACTGTTTTACTTTATATATAAATATTAAAAACTTTCTTTTTATACTAACTGAATCCAAGGTATTGGTAACGCTGGTATCGGTATTGGTGATAAAGGTGTTCCACTTGTTACCGCCATTGTATGAGTTCCCCCTACTGTTGTTAGATGAGTTGTAAATGCTTTTGCTAATTTCCCTGCTACTGGTATTCCGTTTGGGACTGGTGATGGTGGGTTTGTAAACGCCGTTAATAAGTCCGCCTGTAATGCGGGTAGAACTCCACCATTTAGAACAACATTTTTTATTGGTAAAGTTACACCTGGTATTCCAGTCGCAGCTGCTAAATGTAATGGGTCTGGTACGATTGCTGAGAATTTGGTTTTTAACCAAAACTTAGTTACCTCACTTGCCCATTTATCAAAATGAAACAATTTTGGTTCACCTTCAGATTCCTTAATATCTTCTAAAGATTTTCTTATAGCTCGTTTCATTGGATTTATTGATGGGAGTTGAGATGGTTTATTTATCCCAGCAGGTGCAACAGTAAACACAGTAGTTACTGCCTTTTTGTATTCTGTTGCTAATTTCTCAGCAACATCTTTTTCGGTTCTACCTTCCGCAGGGTCGTTTAAGAATGCACCTACAGTTGTGATATATAAGGGCCATTGAGCTGCCATAACTTAATCCTATTGTTTCATACTTTTTATTTTACCCAAAATCGAACTAAAATCAGCAACATTAATAGGTGGGCCTGATGGGCCAACACCTGTTGGGTGTGTCATCTTTGTAATCGCTTCTACACATTTTTCAAACTCTGTAAAGAAGTCATCCATATCAACTGCCCATTTTTTGGTAGCTACTTTAACATCTGTTTTACCTGATAAAATAATAGAATCTTCTTTTGAGTTTAATAATATCCTATCAGATGTTATTATTATCGTTGGATTACTATATGAAGATTGAGCTGATGCTGTACCTAATTTCTTTTGAGATGTTTTAATTGGAATCTTTTGTGATGATGTTAAATAGATTGATGAAAGGTCATCATCAACTGATTCAATAACGAATTTATTATATCCTTTAAATTGTTTTCTACCATTCGATAAAATAGTAACTGGGTCGGTATCTGTAGATGAGCTCCACGATGGTTCTTTAGTTGTTTCTGCTCCAGATGGGGTGTAACCAAATCTTAATGAATGTCCGAATCTACCTTCTAACAATACATCTCCAAGAAATGGTTGTAATGGGTTAACCGAATCTGGTTCAGTAAACCCCTTTCCATAATCATGTTCTTCATCACCACCTGATGTATTAGGAGTTCCAGCCGATGCTTGTGAATATGAAGTAGAACTTCCTTTTGATTTTTTGGCAATAGAACCACCCGGTAATGCATTATTAGAAATGTTTTTTTGTAGAGATATAGATGGTATGTAATAACTGACTGGGTCAGTTGCACCCCCTGCGGTTTCAGCACCTATACCTGTAACAATGATTACAGTTTCACCAATGATAGGAATTCTTTTAAGATTAGCATCGATTGGATAACAAACCTCACCCCTATTCATACTTTTAGTGGTTATAACAGTAATGCTGTATAGCTTATTGACATCATTATCTTTAAGATTTACTTTCTCAACAACACCAACTCTTATACTACTCATCTTCTTTCTCCTCTAAACCATTAAGGGCATCTATCTTTTCATCAATCGCTTCGGCGTTTGAAATTAACTGTTTCTTTTCTTCATCAGATAAACCAAACCCACCATCTTCACCTGAGTTAGCATCTTTCATCATTCGTTGAACAATGGCAGCTAACTTAACAATCTGGTCATCGTTTCTAACCGCCACTTCCATATATTCCTTTATCAAAGGAACGATTACTGTAGCATCTTGTAGGTTTTTAACTAATGGTTCTAACTGAGCAATAAGAAGTTTAAGTTGCCTATCCTTCTTTTTTGAATTGTTATAAACATCAGACATGATATCTGAAAATGTTTTTCCTTTAAATAATTCTGTATCTTTATCCATTACTATCCTTTAACTTATAGTGAACTGATAAGTATCCTGTTTTGGTATATTCTGTATATAATTCTAAATAAAGTCCTTTTAACTTTCCAACTACTTTTGTTATATACTGAGTATGTACTCCAGTTCTCTCTCTAATAAGTATGTAGAGTGCTTTCTTATTGTAAGAATAAAGGTCTAATCTATTTTTAAATAACTCATTTATTGAATCTGCTATTGCTCTATCTCTATCTTTTAAGAATAAAGTATATAAATGATAGTCTACATATTTAGTAAAATGGTCAATGAAATCTGATTTAGCTTCTTTATTATTTTGGTCTACAATCTCATTAGTGATATTTCGTTGTGTATCAATCGCCGCAACTTTCTCTTTTGATTTCATTCGAGCATAGTTAGCATTGTTCTCATTAAATAAATAGTTTCTTGCCACTACTGTAAAGTAAGAAAAGGCCCTACCATTCTCTCCATTGAACTTATGAATTTTTTCATTTAGAAAAGCAACTACATTTGCTTTTACATCTTCATAAGGTACATCGAAGTAATATGTTTTGTAGGTATGAATTACATTTTCTGCTAACTTATCAAATGGGTAATGAATGAATCTGTTATAAATTTTATTTTTCAGTGCGTTATCATCACATCCATTATATGCATTTATAGCTATTTCTGTAATTTTGGTAAAATATCTTTTACTCCTTTTTCTTCTTTTTTTAGGCATTCTTATTTATTTCGTTGTTTAACTTATCTAATGCAGCTTGTATCTCTTCAAAAATAAAACCACTTTCATCATCGGCTTCAAAAGAACCCAATCTATCTACTTCTTTCATTCTACTTAAAGCAGATTGTACTGATTCTTTTGAAGAATCTAAAACTTCATTAACTTCATTTACACTATCTTCTAACTTCTCAACTTTACGAAGTAAATTCCATACTATATAAAGTAAACAAGCTATTATTAGTATTGATAAAATTAACTGTACTGTACTCATATTATTTTTCTATTTCACCAAATATAGATTTGAAATCTATCTTCTCTGGCATTATTACGTTTTCTAGTTTCTTTTTTGTAGTTGGTCTACCACCAACATTTTTAGTTTGAAGTTTCTTATCAGAATTTATTACTCTATCTCTTTCAAAGTTAGCAGCACATAAATCAGCTTGATGCATTACAAATGGTAATTGAGTTTTAATAACATTATCTTTATTGTAAGTAATGTAATACTCTTTGTTGTTATCATCATACAACCCATCAGTTAATTTAATTCCAATATATTCCTCTTCAGTTATTGTGATACCATAGTGATTTAATAACCATATAGTTCTATCATTAAGATTCATCCAATGCATATTAGAACTTGTCTTATAAATCTTTCCTTGATTTTCTATATGCCATTGTGAATCATTTGGTATGTACCAATTCTCTTTGTGATTACCTACCTTACCTAAATCATGATGAAGTGCTGTAAAGATTAGGGTTTGTTTATCGAACCCTAAAGGCATTCCTAACTCTTTATACAAATCATAAATCTTAACGGCGTTAAATGTAACCCTAAGAATGTGGTCAATGTATCCACCCGCAAATGCGTTGTGGAAATGTTCTGTAGATGATGCTGGAGTTAGAATGATTCTATCTTCCAATTCATCATACATCTTATTTAATTTTTCTAATCTCTCACCCTCAAAAGTTTGATTGATTAATTTTCTGAACTTCTCGTAGTTCTCTTTGATTTTGTTTTCATCTAAAATGTGTACCATAATTTAATTTTTATTTGTTAACTAATTGATTATCAATGTG